TGCGTCATCGTCCAGCACGTCAAAGCCTTCCAAGCTGCTGCCGCCGCTCAGTCGCTCACCGTCGCGCACCTTCTGGATGACCTCCAGCCCGGCGCCGATGCCCTTGTTACCACTGGCGCTGAAGCTGAACAGACCGATCTTCACGTTGGCGTAGCAGCCGCTGTACACCTCGTCCTGATCCAGCACGTCATTGCACTGCCGATCAATGATGCGCGGGTGGCGCTTCTCGCTGGCATTGGCGTTGATGAAGTAGCAGCCGGCGTAGTTTTCATCGTCCTTCTCCTCGTCACCATCACGCAGCGGGGACTTGAAACTCTTCTCCGGGGGCAGCTTGCCGCCCCACTTTGCCAGCGCCACAGGATCCTTCTTGATCCGCTCGATCATGGCCTGCAGACGCTGCACCGTCTTGGTGTCGCTCTTGGGGATCAGCAGGCAGCAGCTGTACTTTGGATCGCCGGTGCCGTTCACCTGCTTGGGCTCCCAGATGTTGGCGTAAGACAGGCGGCAGGGGATAATAATTTCATTTGCGTTCATAGTTAGTCCTCCTCGGCTTTGAAGCCGTCCAGATTGTTATAGGCGGGGCGCGGGTCGCTGTCATTGGCCAGCTTAGGCGCGCCCGGCGCTTTCGTGATAAAGGCAGACATGGTCTCAGCAAACTTCTTCTTGCCGATCATCTTTTCTGCTACGGTAAGGGAGATGGGGGTGCGGGTGTACAGCATGGCCTCGTCAATGCCTGCAGCCTGCAACTGCCGGAAAGCCGCGTCCTGATCGCTCCATTTGCGGGTGCTGCGGCCTTCCACCAGCTTCCAGCCGGGGATCTGGTGGCCGTCCAGCAGAGCCTGCTGCGCGTACTCCTCCAGATCACGGGCATAGTCAGCCAGTCCCACCAGCTTCCGCAGCCACTCACCCAGTTCCTCGTCAGAGAGTGTAGCGGGTTCCGGGTAAGGCTCAAACCCGGCCAGCGGGCCGTACTGCTTCTGCCATGCCCGGCAGGAAGGATAAGCTTTGCAGAATCTGCAATGACCTCCGGGGTGGTACACGCCCTCGCCCCGCCATGCCATTTCGGCGGCAGGCTGCAGCACCTCCCGTGCCCAGTCCAGCAGATCCGCAAGCGGCATTTCAAAGGTTTCCGGCTCCTCTTGGATCCGGGGCTGCACGATGCTCATGCGCACGGTCTGGATCTCATCCGTTGCGGCGAACAGATCATACGCGCCCAGCGCGTAGTACATCAGCTGGGGGTTGTGCACCGGACTTACCGGGACGCCCTGCCCGTACTTGAAATCCACGATATGCAGCACGCCGTCCCCGATCAGCAGGCAGTCGCAGGTGCCAAAGCCTCCGGGCACCCACTGTTCCACATTGACCTCCTGTTCAATGAACACGCCGGGGCGGGAGGTAAAACCGACCCACAAATCATAGATAAAAGAGGTGTACCGGCAGGCAGCGTTGAACATTTCCGTGGGCATTGACCACTGCGCCCAGTCGGTCAGCAGATCAAAGGGTTTGCCGTCCTCCCACTTTTTCAGTTTGTAACGGAGGGCGTGTTCACACGCTTCGTGCGCCTTGGTTCCTTCCTCGGCATACTGGCTGGATCCACCTTCCATGTTCTCCGTCAGGCGGGCAGAGGGCGGGCAGGCGATCCACCGGGCAGCGCTGGACGCGCCCAGCAGCGCGTGTTTAATCGGCGGCATCGAGCTCCTCCTTGATCTTGCACAGCTGCTCCCACACGGCGGTGTAGCTGTCCTCCGGGATCTTCGACACCATCCGGGCACCGGTGGAGTTGATGACCTTCTGGACTTCCTTGCTCTTGCCCGCAGCAATCAGGGAGCGGGCAAGGTCGCGGATCTTAGTCAGCTGCTGCTCCGGGGTGATCGCCGGGGCGTCCGTGTTTTCGGGTTCAGCGGGCTGCTCATTCCACGGCATCTGCGGCGGTTCCTCGGCGGCAGGCTCCTGTTTCTCGGCGGGGGCGGCTGCGGGCGCCGCTGCGGGCTTTTCCGGCGCAGTGGGTGCAGGGCGCTGCTGCTTTGCCGGAGCCTTTGCGGGCTTGCTCTGGGGTTTCTCCAGCGGGGCGGGGTTCAGCTGCTGCAAAGCGGTCAGCAGCTCGGCGGCGCTCTCGCCGTTGATAGTCAATGTAAAAGTCATTGTGGTAGGTCCTCCTTTTTGATGTGCTCTTTGAAAAACGTGTACTTAGTCCTCTGGCCCAGCGTAGACTGACTGACGGTGCAATAAAAGCTGTGATAGGTCATGCCAAGGGCTTTGATGCACTCTTGGGCGGTGCCGCTGGCCACGATCTCGTCAGTGTCCGTCAGGTACACTGTGTACCAGATCACTGGGCTTTGTCCTCTGGGTATTCAGGGTTGCGGGCATGGTCCCGTTCGATCACGCCGTATTGCCGCTGGCTGCTGCGCCGGTAGTGCTCACTGTCCTTGCGCATCTCCCACAGGGACAGCACCAGACCACCTGCTACCGCCAGAAAGATCACCGGCGCGGCTTTTGCGGCTTCAGCCGCCGCCCAGCCCCCGCGCACAACCAGCGCGTGCGCAATGCCGTTGACGATCCAGCGTATCACCCGCCCCGCGCCGATCAGCACGAGAATAACCACTCCGTTTGTTACCAGAAGCGCCCCGCCAGAGGATATCTTAAAAGTGTAGCGTTTCATTATTGGTCAACCCTCCATCCGATCCAGCAGCTCTGCCGCAGCCGTCATCATGCCGATAAGATACGCGGCAGGATCTCCAGCGCCGTACATGGCGGTCACGCCTGCCATAAGCGCGGCACAGAGGCCCATCACCTCGGTACTGCCGCCCCCTAGCTCGATCTCCGGGTTCCCGTCAGCACCGATCTGGACGTGCAGATACGGCGTTTGCTCTTTGTTACCCATGCTGTTCCTCCTTTGCAATTTCAGGGAAAAAGTAAAAACCAACTTCGCCTTGCGGAATGTCAAGCGCAGCACAGATCTTGCAGATCTCGCTGGACAGCCACGGCGTCACGCCGCGCATCCGGCGGCTCAAGAGCTGGGGCTGCATCCCAACGGCAGCAGCAACCTCGCTGTCAAGCAGCCCACGCTCCCGGAACAGGGCACGCAGCTGCCAGAAGGGGCTCTGTCGAAATGTACCAGTTAGTGCTGTTTGCATCGTGCTCACTCCTTCACGGTCGCATCGTATGCGACATTCTGGGCAAAGAAAATCTGCTGTCCTTCGTCTGCGCTCAGATGCAGAGCTTTCGTTATAGACAGCACTTCACCGATGGTAAAGTCATCGCCGCCCGTGTTTATCTTGCGATAAAGCGTTGATTTACTCAAACCAACAGCGTCTGCAAGCTCTGCTACGGAAGTCCCACGCTCCACAATGGCTGCTTTGAACTTCGCTACGTTCACGCTCGTCACTCCTTTCTGTCGCATACTGTGCGACACCTGTAGTATAGCTTCTCCGTTTCCAAAAGTCAAGCACTTTTTTGCATGATACGCGACAAAAGTTTGAACGGCACAGAAAAAAGTTGCAAATTTGCGATTTTGCATTATAATAGAGGAGAGAGGAGGCGTTACAATGACGATCGGCAACAGGATCCGGGACAAAAGAATGGCCCTCGGCTTGTCCGTAGACGATCTCGCTGCACTGCTGGGCAAAAACCGGGCAACGGTCTATCGTTACGAAAACGGCAATATTGAAAACCTGCCCATCGGCGTGCTGGAGCCTTTGGCTCATGCCCTGCAGACAACGCCGGGCTACCTGATCGGCTGGACAGAGGATGATTACGACTGGGATCGGGATCTGGACAACCGGCTGGCTGCCGTGGCGGGGGATCGCTGGGAAGAGCTGGTACAGAAAAACCACGGGGACAAAGCTGCTGCGTGGAAGGACTGGAAAAGCATCGAACGCGATCAGGCCGCAGAGGCTGCCAGAAGCCGCGCGCTGCCTGCAGGCGCTACACTGTTCAATCCTCAGCAGGTCGCTCCGCTGCTCGGATCCGTCCGGGCAGGGCTGCCGATGTACGTTGAAGAAAACATTGAAGGGTACCTGCCCATCATGCAGACCGATGGGGCGCGCTACTTCTGGCTGACAGTACGCGGGGACAGCATGACCGCCGCCGGGCTGAATGATGGTGATCAGATCCTTGTCAGAGAGCAGCCCGAAGTGGAAAACGGACAGCTTGCGGTGGTCATGGTGAATGGCGATGAGGCTACGGTAAAGTATTTCCGGCAGGAGGGCAATCTGGTTATCCTGACGCCCAAAAGCTTCAATCCTGTGCACCAGCCGCAGATCTATGATCTGAAACACGTCCCCGTCCGGGTGGCGGGGCTGGTAGTAGAGTGCAGAAAAACGTTCAGGTGAGGAGGAACTACTAAAATGGCATATCGGCGCAGCAAAGGAACCGCGGCCATGACAAAGGCTTTCAAGGACAAAAACAGATCCCGCGATAAAGCGAACGCAAAAGCAATGACCGGTCTGATCGGCTTGGTCGGGGCTGCGTGCACCGCTTTTGCCGCCCTGTGCGTGATGCTGCTGAAGTGGACGGTGCAGGCAATGCTGTGGCTCGGCAAGCAGCTCGCAGCGGCAGCCGTGTTCGTCTGGGTGAAGATCTCCGCAGCGTGGCGCTCCCGGCAGCAGTGAGCGTCAACCTGTCAACCATGTCAACGCCAGATCGTTATTACCCCTCGCGGGCGCGCTTCAAGAACTTCCCCGCGGGTGTATATTCTTCTTTTCTTCCTTTTTAGGTCTGGATATAGAATCTATGTTGACACAGTTGACAGAACACCGAAAAACCGCATCACTGCTGAACTTCTACCGCGTCAACCGGCTTTGGCGGGTCGGTTGACAAAAGCAAAAGAAAAACGCCCCCAGTGTTGGCGCACTAGGAGCGTTTGCAATCAGTCTGCCCTTGGCGGGGCGTACAGACCTACACAGCTGTATTGTACCACCACAGGACAGGCTTGTCAAAGTGTACCTATGGAGGTGTGTGTGTACATGGCCAGAAGAACGAATACAGCCGCATGGCTGCCAAACCAGCAGCGCTGGCAGATCAAAGTGCAGAAGAACGGCGTGCGCCGGACTTTCACCAGTGCGAAGCCGGGTAGAACCGGTCAGCGGGAAGCGAACCGGAAAGCGGACGCTTGGCTGGATGAGGGCATCACAGATACAGCTAAACGCTGCTCCGATGTCTGGACAGAATTCTTGGTCTCCGCGCAGGCTGCTGCGGGCAGCAGCTACGCAGATCAAATAGAGAAGTTCGGGCGCAATTACATCTTGCCAGTGATCGGTGCGCAGCGTATCGGGGATCTGAACACCGGTATGCTGCAGGATGTGCTGAACCGATCTTACCGCGAGGGCTGTCTGAACCCGGATAGTGAACGGAAAAGCAAAGGCAACCTGTCCCGCAAAACGCTGCAGGGGATCCGCGGGGTCGAAGTGGCCTTTGTCAAATGGGCGCGGCAGCATAAGTATACCGCCCTGCGCCCGGAGGACGAAAACTTGGCGGTGCCGAAGGGCGCGCGAAACAAGGGCAAGAAGATCCTGCAGCCCGAAGCACTGCGCGTGCTGCTTTCCACAGATACCCGTGTGATCCGTGGAAAAATCGTGCTTGATGATAATATCCATGCCTACCGCGTGGCAGTCATGACAGGCTTGCGCCCCGGGGAGCTGCTGGGGCTACGTGTGGGTGATGTCGAGGGATCCCGGCTGCATATCGGGCGGGCGATCAACCGTCAGAATGAGGAGACAACCGGGAAGAACGAAAACGCGATCCGAACGGTGATCCTACACCCGTTGGCTGCTGCCGAGATCCGGGCACAGCTGCAGCAGCGTACCATACAGAGCGGACCCCTCCGGGATGATGATCCCATCTTTCCGCTGCCAAATCAGCAGAGCCTATACAATTATTGGCGGTTCTATCAGCGCAGTAACGGTATCCCGCCCATAAGCCTGTATGAACTGCGGCACACCTTTGTCAGCATGATCGAGGACGCGGTGTCCCCGGCAGAGCTGCGCCGCATGGTAGGGCACAGCAAGAGCATGGACACGTTTGGTTGGTACAGCCACGCCGTCACTGGCAGAGATAAAGCTGCAGCATTGGCGGTTTATGACGTGCTTGCCGAGTATTCCCCAGCACCAGAAAAACCCACTTTGTAACCCACTTTTTATAGTTGGATAAAATCAGCAGTAGTTTTATAAGGCTACTAATAGCCCTATAAAGCCGCTAAAACGCAGGAAAAGCAACCCGGTAGCCCTATAAATATAATGTACTGGTTGTTCGAATCCACCCGCGCCCACCAAACAAGAAAAATCCGAACCTATTTCCGATTGGAGAAGGGTTCGGATTTTTCGTTTTCTTCGGGTTTGAGAATGAAGGCTCCCGTGGACGGCGTAAAACTCCGATACCTTGTCATAGACCGTAAGCCAATAACAAGATTTGGAGGGTATGATTATGAAGTACGATGAAAGAACCTGCAAATTCAACATGGACACCGGCTGCGTGGAACTGCTGCTCCGGGATGGGAGAATGATCTCCATTGACTGCACTGGGGTCGAGGATGAATTGGACGTGACCATGGCGCAGAGGACGGAACTGGACTACCTCATCTACAACGATCCGCTGGGCTATGCGGATTTGATTCTGAACGGTGACCCGGAGAAATATTTGAAGAATGTGGCTGGAAGCCATGGGCTAGAAGATTAAGGGCAAAAAAA